ACTTCTTGTTTTTTAGTAAAAACAGGACTTGCTGCTTCAAACAATTTAGATGTTGCTTCAGTAATTGCTTCAACTTCTTCACCGTCGCGTGCAGTTTCGAGTGCAATTAATGCATCATCAAACGCAGTACGTTCTTCTTCAGTTAACTCGTCTTTAACTTCATCGTAGTCTTTCTTCAAAGAATGTGATTGTGCTTCTGCACTGTTACGCGCTTCAATTAACTCTTTAGCCTTAGCATCTGATTCTGCGTTTTCTTCAGCTTCACGCACCATACGTTGAATCTCATCGTCAGTTAATCCCGAATCAGATTTAATAGTAATTTTGTTCTCTTTGCCTGTATTTTTATCTTTAGCACTTACATGCATAATACCATTGGCATCGATATCAAATGTTACTTCAATCTGTGGTTGACCTCGCGGCGCTGAGTCAATACCTTCTAAGTTAAACTCGCCAAGTTGTTTATTGTAACGATACAAGTCGCGTTCACCTTGTCCTACTTTAATAGTAACTGCAGGTTGATTATCTTCTGCTGTTGAAAATGTTTGGCTTGCTTTAGTTGGAATAGTTGTATTTTTAGTAATTAACTTAGTAAAAACTCCGCCCATTGTTTCAATACCTAAACTTAATGGAGTAACGTCAAGTAACAATACGTCAGTTTTGTCACCTGCTAACACTGCACCTTGAATAGCAGCCCCTGCAGCAACAGATTCATCTGGGTTAACGTCTTTACGCGGTGCTTTTCCAAAGAATGCTTCAACTGCTTCTTGTACTTTAGGCATACGTGTTTGACCACCTACTAAAATAATTTCGTCAATATCTGACAATTGTACTTTAGCATCTGCAATTGCAATTTTACATGGTTCAATTGAACGTTGTACTAAGTCGTCAACTAATGATTCAAACTTAGCGCGAGTTACTGTTACATTTAAGTGTTTTGGACCTGTAGCATCTGCAGTAACATATGGTAAGTTAACATTTGTTTGTGCAGTACTTGACAATTCAATTTTAGCTTTTTCAGCAGCTTCTTTTAAACGTTGCAACGCCATTGTATCAGTTTTAAGATCTACGCCAGACTCTTTCTTAAATTCATCAATCAAATGATCCATTAAACGTTGATCAAAATCTTCACCACCTAAGAACGTATCACCGTTTGTAGATAATACTTCAATTTGTTTATCGCCTTCAACATTGGCGATCTCAATAATACTAATATCAAAAGTACCACCACCCAAATCAAAGACAGCAACTTTGCGGTCTTTTTTATCAGTTTTATCAACACCGTAACTTAATGCTGCAGCAGTTGGTTCATTAATAATACGCAATACTTCTAATCCAGCAATACGTCCTGCATCTTTAGTTGCTTGACGTTGTGAATCGTTAAAGTATGCAGGTACAGTAATAACTGCTTGAGTTACTTCTTTACCTAAATAGTCCTCTGCAGTTTTTTTCATCTTACGTAAAATTTCTGCAGACACTTGTGGAGGAGCTAGTTTCTCACCATTTGCTTCTACCCATGCATCACCGTTGTCAGCTTTAATAATGCTATATGGCATTAAGTCAATATCTTTCTGTACAGCTGACTCATCAAATTTACGACCAATAAGACGCTTAACAGCATATAATGTGTTTTTTGGATTTGTTACTGATTGACGTTTTGCTGCTGCACCAACTAGGATTTCGTCGTTAGTGTATGCGATGATTGAGGGGGTTGTGCGTGTACCTTCTGCGTTTTCAATTACTTTAGCAATTCCGTTTTCTAAGATTGCTACGCAGCTATTTGTGGTACCGAGATCTATCCCAATTATATATGATTTTGACATGTTGCTTCTCCTTTATTGTAAGCGAGTTTTTAATTTGGACACCGTGTCCGTGTATTAAACCCTATTGGCATTTAATACGTTTTTATTTATCTTTTTGAATAATTTCTGAATAATATTCATTAAAGAAATCTAATTTACATGTGAAAAATTCACCATTAATATCTTTAACAACATAATCGCCTTCTGTTGCAATATACTTTGCAGGAGGGGCTAGATTATGATTATGCTCTACAGCTCCTATCTCTGCCCAACCCATTGCATAAGGTTGGCGATCTTTTCCATACTGAATTAATTCTTCACCAAGGAATCCTTTTAATTGTTCAATGCCCGTATCAGAGTATTCAAATTGCATTGCTTGTACTACGTGTAAATTGTTTGTATATTGTTTCATAATTTTTTAAACACCGGCATTTGATTTGTTATTTCTATAAACGTGTATTTATTTGGGTTCAAACGTTTTTTAATGTCGTTTACGGGATTGCTAATGCTTACTGACATTCGTTCAATGTGTCGACTACTATTGTCTATAATCATGTACCACAATAACCCGACACCTGTATCAGCTGGAAATGATTCCAGCTGCGTTTTAAATAATGCATGATATTTTAGTTTCATTTGTATTTCTTAAATGGAGTAATGCCATGTTCCATTAGTACTTGTGATACATTCTGTACACCGATTGCTTGTGCTACAGCATCTTCTACAGCATTGTGAGCTGTTACTTGTGGCATTTTTGGATCAATACCTAGATCAAACATTGTGCGTACATCGCGTATTGCCCAATACTTCCATGGAGCAGCTTTTTGAATACGATCATAATAAGTATCGCAAACTACAATATCAAACCCTGCTCCATTGGACCAAAAGCAACTTGCGCCCCAACAGAACTTGTAAAGCTGAGTAAACACATCAGTTACAGATAGTCTACCTTCTTCACCAAACGCTTCTTCTTGTGCTTCTGGTGACTGTTTAGCCCACCATTCAATAGTGTTATCGTCAATGTGTAGATCTAAGTCTGCGCAACTGTCTAAGTCTATTTTAATATATAGCTTATCTTTCTCTTCAATTGGGTCGTTTCCGAGCGGATCAAATCTAACAGCGCCTAGAGTTAAGATCGTTGCATTTGTCTTTGTTGACAAAGTTTCCAAATCCAGCATCACGTGGTTTTTCATTTCTTACCTTTTTCTAATACTTGTTTGCGTTTTGCAGCCGCCTTAGCTTTTAAGGTAGCGCGGAATCTTTCATATTTAAGTTGTAATGGAGATTTACAAACTTCCATTAGTGATACTGCTTCAGTACACTTACCGTTAGTCTTACGTATAGTAGACTTACCTTGTTTACTCTTTGGCATATCATCTTCAATTGGAAAAACTACATCAGGTAACGGCTGTACTGGATTAGCTGCTGCATATTTCTCAAGCATAGGAGTAATGTCAATATCGTCATTGGCATACGCTGTACTTACTAATAATAAAACCAAAAAGTATTTTTTCATAAATCACCAAGTAATAGTTAATTTGAATGCGTGATCAAATTGCGGAGAATCATGTCCCTCGGCTCGTAAATGGTAACCGTATTCGTCAAGATCGTCTACTAATTTTGCCATCATTGGTTCAGTAAACCAAGTAGCAACAGATGGCTGATAATACCAATCAACGCCAGGCTCTTTAGTTGGATTGTATTGTCTAGGACTAAACAAGCCTTTATTTTCTTTTATTTTATCGTACATTACTACAGTTAATACACGATCAAGTCTAGTAGCCTGATCGGACCGTAGTTTGCGGTCTAAATCGTTAATGAACAAGTATGCTGCATGATCTTGTTTTGTGTATTTTTGTAGCTTTCGTGAGTCTATCATTATTCCTCCCATACGTTTGGTAATCTGCTTTTGTTACGGATTGCAGTATAAATGTTGATATTCTCGTTATCTGCAAAGTGAATTAGTTTGTTAATTATATCTGTACCAACTAAGAAGTCAGCACAGTCAATAACAAGTATATTTGGCTTAACTGCTAAATCAACACCTTTGTAAAGTTCAAATAAGTAAGGAACCATTTCACCATTGTAAATCTCATGTGTAGATTTTACTGCTACACTCATTAAGCTTTCAATAATATGAATGTTTTCAACATTTGAATTTGCGTCATTGAATCGTTTTTTAATTGCATCTTCATGCATTTCCATACTAAGAAACACTACTGTGTTACCTCTTAGTGATTCGTGTGCAGCTGCATTAACAAGTAATTGAGTAATGCCTCTTTCTTTTTTTGAAAAGTCATAGACCATAACTTTATTGCGCGATTCGACGCCATTGTTCATAGATCTAAATGAAACTTTTTGTATCATGTGGACTCCTAAGTTAAAAATAATATTATACTATATTTTGTATACGATGTCAAATCTTATGAAAGACAATTTGTATAGCAAACGCTAGCATTCCGACAGTAACAAGTGAACCGCCAATAATAGGATTAAAACCAGCAAGTAAAAGAATAATACCAATAAATGATATTAAGTTAAAAATTGTAGTAAGCGTAAAATCAGTCATAACGCTCATGTTTATACCTCGAGTGTTTACGGCTACGCACCCATAGCCAAAAGTTGTGTAAGTAAATGCTTGATACAATACCACATGCACCGCCTAGTACAAATACTATACTTTCGTAAGTAGATGCAGTCGGTGCTAATTTAAATAAAACTAGTTGGCAAGTACCAAGCATTAGTGATGTAATAAATGCAGTTAGGACATGTTTGTCGCGTACAATTTGAGATTGAAATCCTAACAGCAGTACTGAACAATACGATGAGAAAAACAGCATCAATAACGTTTCCATTATGCAGCTGCCTTTTTACGTGCTTTAATAATTTTCTTAGCACGCCATCCGATATCAAACCAATATCGTGCAGTCATAAATGGAGAGTTACGTTCAAGTGCAGTGTCATCCATTGAAATTAATTGATGATTGCAGATGCTTTTAAAATACTTCCACTGTTTATCAGTAAGTGGGCCTTGTAGTTGTTTGTTAAGTGCTTTTTCTAAATCTTTTTTCATTATATGCACTCCCGTGAATATTCGTGTAAATGGTTGTTTAAAAAGTATTTGGCATACGCAGGTTCTTGACCTTTAAACTTCATCATCAGTAGCCAAAATAGTGGATGATTATTGTACGTTAACGCAAACTCTTTAAATTGTCCAGTTTCAATACCGCAAGTATTAACTGTAGTGTTTACGTCTTCAATGATTCTAGATAATGTTTCGTTTACGCGTGATTCAATTTCTACCACTTTATCAAACAAATCAAAATCTTCAACTGTAGTACAGTATGCTTTGAAGTCATCAAGCGTTTCATCAAAGATCATTTCAACTATGTTTTTCTCTGTGGTAAATGTAACATTACGATGCAACGACATATACCACAAAGTTTTCATTTTAATCATTTCGCCAGTATGGAACTGAATTACAAAACCTTCAAACGCAGTTAGCGTGTTGATTTTATCTTTGTAGTCTTCAATGTTAGACCATAAGTTAGTACCAACTATAGGCACATTCCATGCAGAACCTAACGCTTCAATTTCTCCGCGTGTAATATAGTTACCTGACTCATTGTGTCGTACTGCTAGTAGGGTAAGTTCGGATTCTTTGTATGCTACTACAATACGATTTACAGGAGAAGTTAATTCAAAGATTGGAGTGCAATCTAATTGGCATAACTCTTTTGACATTTCATATTGCGGAGTACCTGGCCCAAATGTGTTATTAGCGTGTATTGCTTCATCAGATGTGTAAGTACGTTTAGTTTTGAACTTAATAGTACCATCTGGAAATAGCACAGGGGATATCATTGAGCCATCACGTTTATCCATTACAGATTCAACGTCATTCCAATCTAAGTTAGATTCTAAAGTAGCTTCTTTTTCACCTAAGTTAAAAAACTTGTGAAATGGGCGTGAAACAAGTTTGCCGTTTTTATCAAATGTAATACCACGGCACTCACGCGCATATGGATTGTCAAATACTTTACTATCTAAAATATAGTAAGACGCAACTGTATAACCATCCTCATTAGTTTTAAACTCAATGCCAGATATTTCACCTACATTAGCTTTAAACTCATCTAAGTTAGTTATAGTTGGAAACATGCTCATTCATCCTCCTCGTTATTATTTAAAAATTTACCTTCAAGTATTTCGTCAATGAATACTTCTAATTTTGCACCTTTTCTAAACTCGTCAATTTTAGGATGCAATGAACTAAACATACGTATACGGTTATCAGTGTCTGGATCTAGTGATTGTTTGTAATCATAAATGATAGATCTAATCCGTTTTAATTTAAGTTCTGCAAGTTTAAGTTTTGGATTAAGTTCTGTTTTAACTATTGCAGTTAGTAATTGTGCAACAAACTCTGGTCTTTCTTTAAGAGTTGCAAATGTTGTTGTTGTTATTCGCCTTACTTCTTCTTCTGTTTGCGCTTTAACTGCATCAACAAATATGTTGTCAATTATAATAAGACCGTACCATTCCTTAGTTGGCCATGAATCTTCAATTAAGTAGTAAGTGCCTGTTGGACCGTCAAAGTTGCCTTCGTAGTTAGGAACAGTGTCACCTAACTGAAAACTGCTTAAATTGTTATCAAGAGCTTTTGTTTGTACTTCAACGCCTCTTACGTAAAATGAATCAAACATTCCCATTATTCTTTTCCTGATAGTATAGTTAAAAGTGTAATTATAAGCGGTATTGATATTGATGCTATTATAATTAATATGTCTGTATACATAAATGAACTCCTTATGTTTTGTATATTATAGCAAATAGTTGCAAGAAATGCAAGAGATAAAAAAGCCGCTTATAACGCGGCTTTAGTATTTGTTAATTTAAATTGTTAAGGATTAACTGCAGTTAAACCAGCAGCACCAGTTAAAGCTGTTAACACAACAGTATTATCTACTTTCTTATTTAAATCTGGATACGGATATGTAGTTGATTTACCTACCATAATATTATTATAGAACACACCAGTTGGATCTGTTGCATTCCCTTTAATCATGCGACTTGCAGCATTAGATGATGCCACTGAAATTACAGTATTAATAATAATTGCGTTACCACCTAAGTCGTGTAACCAAATACCGTATGAAACACCAGTATTTGAATTAGAAAGTAAACAGTTATTAACTGAAATAGATCCAGTGCCGTATGCTTCTAATATAACCTCACCGTTAGCATCTAGTGTAGAGTTAGTAAACGCTAATAATGAACCAGATCCTGCAGCACCTACTTGTGTAGCTCCACTGGTTTCTACATTATCAAATTCACCGGTAGACCCGTTGCTAAATCTAAAGCAATACACGTCACCAGAACCAGTATGACTAATTTTAACATCACTGCCGTGAATAGGTGAACGTTTGTTATCACTTGCTCTTACGCCTGAGTTATCAGAAAAAATACCATAACCGCCTGCGTTAACGAACGGTGTTGTACCAGTTTGGCTACCACGCGCAGTTAACCAGATATCTTGTACTTGCAGACGTTGTGCGTTGGTACCGGTAAAGTATATACAAGCACCTTGATTAGGTCCAACAATAGTTAAACCAGTAATAGCAAAGTGATTAGCGTCGATTGCACCTGTAGAAGAGTTGTCACCATTAATCGTAATCTGTCCAGTTAAATAAATTGGAGTATGTATACTACCGTTTAGTGTAGTTAAGAACACATGACCTCTAGTTAACGTTACATTTTCAGTAATAGATCCAGTTAACACAATAAAGATCGGATTAAGTTCTCCTGGAACTAATGTATTAGCTGTGATACGAGCTTCTATTTCTGCTTGTGCAGCAGCAATAGTTCTAAATGGTTTTAGTATACTTCCAGTTGGGGTATAAGTATTTGCAGCAAACGGATCAACATAGAATTGATTTGTTACATCTGGTTCTCTGTAGGCAGTATGCTGAATAGTAGTATCTGGGAATGTTAATTGACCGCTTGAATTAAATTGCCATTGACTTGTTATACCACTGTTAACAATTACTTTGCCGTAGGTGTTATCTTTAACATTACGTCCACCGTTTATATAAATATCGCCAGGAAGTTTACCTATAGAATCGTTAGTATTTGGTAAATTTGAACCACGAATAACCAATGGTGCTGCAGCATTATTGGGTGTGAGATAATCATTAGTAAACGGTTGAACTACTATACCATCGTCGTAGTAAATATATAATTCTGGACCAGTACCGCCTGTGTTGTGTGATGGGTGCAATCCAATACCGTGACTAGCATGTATATAGTTTGGAGAAGTATCAATGAATGTAGAACCTGGTAATTTTAATTTACCATCTGTGCCAAATTTCCAATCATTGCCGTTGACACCAATTGCCGTTCCACTTGGTATATAATTTGCAGTATATAACGTTGCAGGGAATGATTTTCCACTTACATTGTCAGTAGTTATTAGCCCACTATTTGAACTATTTGGATATAGATTAACCATACTTCCAGTTACTTGTGATCTAGACCCGTCTGCCCATCTGATATATGTTGTTGTTTTTGGCGTACGAGTAATCCAACCAGAGTATCCAGATATAAGTGTACCCGCTGTTACTACAGGTCCAGTGTATGGTGTAACAGGATGGGCAAGTGTAAATCCAGCTTCCGGGTTGGCATCGTCTCTATACTGCAAGTCGCCCAACGACTGACCACTAACTATTATATCAGTGTGCAGGTCAAAGGTTCCAGTGCTTGTACCTGGTTCAAAATCACCGTTTGAAGCAATTGTACCGGTAGTAGTAGTAGCAGTTGCAACCGGAGGATCAAATAGATTATTATGTACAGTATCGCCTATATTAATAACAGTTTGAGTTCCACTGGACAACGCTCCGCCGGTAGTGTTATTATAAATGTCAGAGGCATATGGTCCATAACTGTAACCAACTTGTGATACTGGAGATATTGTAGACGCATTAGGCAATGTTAAGTTACTATTAGTACCAAATGTCCACTGATGTGTATTTAAATTAGTACCAACAACAACATTACCTGCATTTTTCTCAATCTTAACATATTGGTCGTCATCACCTAAATACATGTCAACAGTAGTTGGATTACCAGCTACTAAATGTACGTGACTAAATTCAGAATTTGTTATACCGTTATTAGTTACAGTAACAAAGTGACCATCTGGTAAACCATTATATTCAAAATTGTGGTCTACGCCTGCTACTCCTACTGCACTACCTAGTGTAAAAGTAAATGTTGTGATATTACTATTAGCAGGAATAGTCCATTGAATAGATTGTGGGTTTCCTGTGCCGCCGCCTGGGAATGTTATTTGACCAGTTAATGCACGACCTAATTGTTCTGCAGTGCAACCTGAGAATGTATAATTAACAGTTCCAAAATATTGTGAATCACTTGTAGTTACAAAAACAGCCTGAGAAGCACCGTATACAATATAACCGCTTGCGTTTACTGTCCACCCAACTGTAGTTGGACGAATAACTAAACTTTGCCCAGCAGCTGCAGTAGGTGGAGCAAATGCTATAGTATTAGATGTTTCACTTACAATGCTACCTTGAGGTAATGTTATTGAACCATCTGAGTTAAAATTCCATTGATGAAAATTAGCTTGTAATGTTAATGCACAGTTAGCATCTGCAGATAATTTTATGCTACCGTCAATATTAAGATCTAAATTCCCACTCCAACCTGTAAGATGATTTCCGTCTGTAGCAATATTACCAGGTACTGTTAGTATACCATCGTTTCCAAAAGTCCAAGCATGCAACGCAGGATTGTATGTGTTTATAACAACTGCATCATTACTTGATATTGCTACTACACTAGCAAGACCAAATAGTTCACTGCCTTCAATAGACAATTGTGTATCATTAACTTCGGGAAATGTCACAACGCCTGATGAATTTAAAGATACGGTATGTAATCCGTTTACTAACTCATTAGTAGCACCAGCCGGTCCAACATCACCTTGTGGTCCAACATCACCTTGTGGTCCAATATCCCCAACAAAGAATGATAATGCAGACCAAGTTGATGTGCCGTTGCCAATTTTAATTTTGTCTAATGTAGTATCTAAGCCAAGTTCGCCTTCGCTTAGAATAGGATTTACTGCCGTCCAGTTTGTAGTAGTATCCCTTCTTATTTGTATTTTATTTGCCATTATGCGGCTCCTCCGTTGATTAGCATATCTGTAAATGATGATGTAGCAGAATTGCCACCGTCAAAAATTAGATCCTCAAACACTGTAGATGCATATCCGTTATCTACAGTTGCAGATGTATTATATAAATCAAGTGCATTATTTGGGTCATTATAATTAGCAGCAAGGCCAAACAGAGTACCGTTGGCTATCATTTCTGCTATTGTATCTTGTATAAGTTCTTTGAGATTGGCAGTTGTACCGCCGGTGATAGAATACAATTCCGTAAAGTTAGCATTAACTTTATTAAAAGCAGCGAATAAGCTATCGCCAGTTTTATCGTTTGGAACTGTACCTGTTTTAATTAGATGTTGTGACATAATTGATCCTCATTCTAATATTTATCGTAAAATGAGGATCAATACGAATTGACTTAGTACAAACGTTTGCGATTTGCAGTTACTGCATTTGCTTCTTTTTGAAGTTTCTTACGGTAACGTGCTTTTGCAGCGCCTGCTTCACGTTTTCTAGCAGTAGTTGGTTTTTCGTAAAACTCTTTTTTACGTAGTGTTTCTAATTTTCCAGAATCTTCAACCTTGCGCTTAAATCGTCTTAACGATTGTGTAATGTTTTCATTTTCGCGCATTGTTACTTTGACTCTATTCTGCATTGTTATCATCATCTTCCTCATTGTTAAGTTGTTCTACAATCCAATCTAAATCAAATATTCTATTTTTAGAGATTAAATTGTAAGGTGTTAGTTCGTCGTTAGTTATATAGTATGCATTAGGGTGTGTAAGCATAAATGTGACAAATGATTTAGTAATCGGATCACAATTATCAACATCAATAATTACTACTGCTACTTGATGTGTAACACTTAGTAACCAATCAATGTCTGCTTCATCGGTATCATAAATGAAGATATTAATATCTTCATCGCTTTCACCAATAATAGCATGAAACTGTTCTAGTACATGCGTTGATGGTTTTACTAACAAATAACCAACATCTAAATTAAAAAACTTATCCGGAGGTGTAATAACCGTAATTTTTCCTAATGGATTCATGTGACCTTCTATGTGGTAATTAGTTTTGCCTTGTATTTATCAGAGAAGGACTTGACCGCTAATGATACTTTCTGTACCCCAGCTATTCCAATTGCTTTTGCTGCAGCCTTTGATAAGTCAATAACTCTACCTTTAACAAACGGTCCACGATCATTAATAGTAACTAACACTGTTTGGTTATTAGCTAAATTAGTTACTTCTACAACAGTGCCAAACGGTAAAAACTTATGTGCTGCAGTTAATTGCTTTGGATTAAAATATTCGCCACTTGCAGTTTTAGGTCTGCGTCGATATCTAGGTCCAGATTCGTAACCATACCAACTAGCTATACCTTGCATTTCGTTAGATGTATGTGCTGATCTAAGTCTATGCTTATAATGCAGGTGTTTAGTTTTTTTATGTACACTGTGTTGTATTGAATGATTGTCAGTCGAATGTTTAGTAGCTGCATCTACTGGAGCTACGGTGGTAATTATTGAGAGGGCAAGGAGCCCTGATATTAGTGAATTTTTCATTTTTTCTCCTTTCACTTGGTGTGCATTAAAACAACTACACATTACATTAAGGGAGTAAACTGCACGAGGTTCTTCGAACCCATTTTGTTCGTGACGTCTTCTCCATCAGCCACAACATTAAACTGCAAATGTTGCACCTTTGGCAAGCCTGGCTTCCCGAATTTCGCGGGTTTCTACTTTGGCCAAGACTCGCGGGATTGTCAACTGCCCAATCCAACTATCTTAGTTTCTCTCGAAACATATAATATATAGTACAGAAATGCAAAATTCCGTTTAAAATGTGGATTTTTGCATAGATAACGTGTACTATTAACACATTATACAGTAATATTGTTAAAAGTCAAGTAAAAACTACTAAATACACTATATTATTATAAAAAGGATTATCCATGAGAATACAAGAATTAATGGAGGCTAAAGCCGAAGACGTTATTGAACAAATACGTTGGAATGCTGCAGAGCTTGAAAAAATATTTTTGGTAGAATTACCGCATATTTACAACAAATATAAAGAAAAATTAACAGTTAGTGATGATGCTGATGAAGTAGAACGCGGATTGGTAAAAAACTACCATGCAGCATTTAGAAGTGAAATTGCTAGACCGCAAAGCATGTGGTTTAAAGACAAATACATGTCAGTATCTGCACGATCTCATTTTGGCCAAGAAGTAGCAAGAGATGGATTAAAAAATGGGTTATCACAACTAGCAGAAATGGGTGCATTTCGCAATGTGCCATTTTTGAAAGAGCTAGCACACTTGCCAGTACTGATGGATCCAAAAACCGGCGGACCAGATACTGCATCATCTAAATTAATGGGCGAAATTGTTTCTAAACTTCCAGAAGTTTTATTTAATATTGGAAGAATAGCAAATAACAAACGAGTATTTGAATTAGGAAAATCATTAGCTAACAGTATAAAATCATGGGATAAACTATATTCAACTGTACAAGCTGCTCCAACAAGTTCTATCAAATTTAAAAAGAAAGGTGATGCTTATATTTCTAATAAGACTAATCCAAATAAAGATGCCTGGAAATCTAATAGTGACATTGTTAAAAGTACTAAGAAACCTGTAAAACATGATACACATGCACAAAATATGTCACAAGTGGATGTACTTATCAATCATGCATTATCGCAACTTGATTCAAAAACTGCACATGAAATTAGAACGGTAATTGCACGAAGTGATAATAAACTAATGGCAATGTCCCAAGAACTTCATAAACGTAATATTCAAATGGAATCAATGTACTAATAAGTACTCATAAGAAAAGGGCTAATTAGCCCTTTTTTTAACGATTGTAAATATACATAGTGACTTCAAAGCCAAAACGTAAATCAACATATGTTGGTGTTTCCCATTTCATATCTATTACCTCCTTTTTTAACCTGCAAATACGTTACCACTACCAACTGCAACTTTAGATCCACATGCTACTGGATCACCTACTCGTCCGCATTGTTTACCATTTATAAACACTTTACTGCTACCTGATGCTAATGTTGAATCATGACATGTTGGTTCTGCATTACAATGGGTAACCCAGTGATCGCCTTCACGGTGTACTGCAATGCCGTTTACAAATACATCGCCACTTGCACTATCACTTACCCTTGCAGGCCAACTACCGTGACCTGAACATTTATCACCTAACCTTGTTACTGCTGGCATTAATATTCACTCCTCGAAACTGCTAATGTAAGTTGGTTAGCAAAATCGTCCCATACATTACTTACTTTTTGTGTTATTGTGTATGAATAATCAGTCTGATTAATATGCTCTTGCTGATATGTGTAAGGCACTTGTGTAACTTCACCAGTCTCCGGATCTGTTACACTATTGTAACCAGTTTCGGTAGTATATGTTTTAATAGTTTCAGTTGTATTAACAATATAAGTAACCAACACAATACTACCAGCTTCTTTCTCCCCTTCAACTACTGTACCAATTTTACTAGGCATAAGATCAAAATTAGAGATTGTAACTACATCAACAGAATCAACTGGTATGTATTTCCAAGTTGCTGGACTGTACATATTTTGGTATCTACCGGATATAGTAACTACTCTAGTTGAAAATGAAACACTAACTCCGACATGTGGAAATGAAGAAGTTACTGAATTAATAACTTCATGTACGCCGCATGTTGCAGATTTTGAAAATCTTTCATTTTCGTGTATAATGCCAAAATTAGTAGTTGAAATGCCCATATCGTATTTATGCTATAAAATAAGGCTAGTAGTTGCTTCGGTGTATGATTTTGCTGATTCTCTTTCAGTTGCTTCTAATACTACTACTGTAGCAGCAGCGATTTTAATTGTTTTGTCTTGATCAACAGTAAACAAATAAGGTGCCATTCCAATTCCACCTTGTGCAGCTGCTAATACACGTGGTTTTGAAACTTTAATGTATTTGTCAGTTTCTTCAACTAATGATGCAATTAGTTCTTCGCCTGAAGTAAGTTTAATTGTAACTACTTCACCTGGTGATACGCCTTTATCTATAATCATAATTTGCCTTTAAGTATTGTTGTAATTCTGAAAAACCACCGATGTAATTGTCATCAATTTTAATCTGCGGTAATGTTCGTGCTGTTGGTACTTCTTCTAATAGTTGTTCTTTAGTCCATCCACCATTTGAAATGTTTCGTTCTTCAAAGTTGATGTTTTTCATTTGCAACAAGCTCTTAGCTTGCACACAGTACGGACATTGGTCTTTTGACCATATAATTGCTGTCATTTTATAAAATCCTTGTACGGTTTTGACCAATCTATTTTTGCTATATTGGCCATCATTGCTTTTACTCTCGCTGGTGAATTTAGTGCTATTGCTTGATTTGCATTTCCTGCAGCGCCGTTACCCTTGCGAGATTTTTTTAAATATCTGTCCGACCGCATTGTTCATAGCCTCTACGTCTGTCTTAGTCCATAATCCATATGATGGTTGTTTTCCTTCTCTAAGCATTTCGCATGGACATACAGGATCATCGCCCTGCGGTCCCATGCATGCACAAATGTCGTTACAATGTTGGTAATTCGTCATAATCTAATTCGTCACTCATAACGCCAATTACATAATTTACACTTTCAGATTCTTGTAAAGCAGTTTGCTTTTTACTTGGATCGGCGTGTTTGTTAAACCATGGAATAGGCGTTGATTTAGGTGCTTGTTCACGATACTTAATACCTACTTCTTTCAAAGCGTGTACTGCAGTATAGTCAACAAATTCTTTTAAGATGTTAGCATTAAGGCCAATCACTGGACCTTTTAAAAATAGGTAATCTGCCCATTCTTTTTCTTCGCGGATCACATCTAAGTACATATTATACACGATTTCGTCACACTCTGCTTTAATTTCGGTAAAACGCGGATCATCTTTTATTACTTGATTAATCATATACGCAGTCCACTCTTTGTGTAATAACTCATCTTGTAATATAAGCGCAATGATGTTACCATTACCAATAAACAGCCTGTTTTCGACCATTGCTAAACTAGTAGCAAATGATACCATAAAGCGGAATGCTTCTAATGCATAACTTGCGTGTAGTGCAAGCCAAATAGCTTTAATGTGATCTCTTTCAAGAATTTCAATACCAAGTTCTTTTTGACAGTTAAGTTTATGCAATTTATTGTAGTATTTGCCAACACTGCTTGCCATGTCAACAATTTCTTTAGTATCATGTATGGTGTTAAATATCTCTTTTGGAATATTATAGATATTACGAATAATATGGCTATAACTACGACTATGAATATTTGATTCGTAAAACCCCCAATTAAGCATTAGTAGTTCTGCTTCGGGTACACTTACTACAGGTGTGAACACTTGGGTAGGACCGCGGCCTTGCAAACTATCTAATGCAGTTTGTCTTAGTAAGTTACTAGTGAATATGTGTTTAACTGCATCACTAGCATCTTTAAAATCGTTAGCATCTTTACTTAATGAAATCTCTTCTGGAGTCCAAAAGAACCCTCTAGCAGTTGCTTCAAACTTTTGAATACGTGGATAGCGTACTTCTTCAAATCTTTGAATTGTAACTGTTCCGTCTAGAAACAGTTTTCTAGACAAGTAGTTAGTTTGTTCACCTAAGTTATACTGTTCATCACTCATCGTCTTTAATCCTTATTGTGCTTTTTTCGTCTAGTGCATACCACGCACTTTCAAGATATTGTGTTATGTCAGTTAATGTTTCTTCTGGAAGACGCATTACCCATTCGTTAGTGTTAACATCGTGCTTAAGTGGTAATTCAACCTTTAAATTATGTCGCATTGATATTACTAATTTTTTATCTTTCATTTTTTAATTATACCTAAATATGCTAAAAACACTAAACAATATATTGTTATTGATAGTTTGATTTCTTTTACTTTGTTTAATATAGCATTAGTTAAAGAAGTTGCCTTCCACTTATAATATAGAAGGCCTCCGTTGTCTATTGCATGTAACTTTTCTAGTACTTGTTTCATAACTTTTTGTTTACGTGTTCCTTTCTTGGCCACGCACTTGCCTTGCCGTTTTTAATTAATTTTGATATTACGCTATTCAGATGTCTTTGTTTATTCTGTTCAGGAGTTAGCGCAAATATGCCTGTTTTGTTTTCCTTAGCAGATTGTCCACCTTTTTTACCGCCAATACTTCCAGCGATAGAAGCGTGTCCTAGACCAAACCCGCATTTGCCGTCCTTGTTTGCCTTAATAGCAGCAAGAGCACACAATTTACTTCTTTCTTCTTTTGTTAATCCAAGACGTTGTGCTATCCTATTTGCAGCGGCAAAATCCCCTTGTGAATAGTGTATATCAAAGTGCTCTTGTAATGATACTGCTTTTAAGTTTGTAGGAGTGTTGTTGCTATGATTACCATCAATATGATGGATATCGTATCCTTCCGGAATAGGTCCGTAATTCTTAATAAAAATTTTTCTATGTATTTTAGTTTCAGCCATGCGTGTGCTCCTTTACATCATAGATTCATTGATATGTTTCCAATTTATAATCTTCCACTGGTTTTCAAGATAACGTTTTTTATCCCATTGATAATCGAGAGAGTAAGAATGTTCCCACCAATCAACTAACAATACAATGTCTTTTTTAATAGCATGATTAGTTATTGTTTTGATCTTGCCATCTTTAGCAAGATAAACCCAACCACTGCCTTGTATGCCCATTGCTACTTTTAAAAACTCTTCTTTAAACTTATCAAAAGTTTTATAATGTGTTTCAATTAAATCTAAAACTTTGCCAACTGGCTTGTTTAAATTGCCAGTTGACTCTTGATATTGTTGGAATAAGATATTGTGTAAAAATACACCTGCTTCATTAAACACAGGATCACCTTCACCTGCATTATAACGCTTTGCGTATGTTTTAGCAAGATGTTCATAATGATAATCTAATGTTGCTTTTGATATAGCAGGGTTTAAATCATCCATTCCGTATGGTAGAGGATCTATTTTTAATGATGCAGGTTTACCTTCAGTTATGAATTGCTTAATAAAACTATAGCTCATAGCTTACAGGCCTCGCAGGATTCTTCATCGTCTTCAATAATTGCACTAGGTAAATCAACTTCGGCTTCTTCTTTACTACCTTGTTTATTCACTAGGCTGTAATAAAAGGTTTTGATCCCCCATTTAAGTCCTAACATTAAGTTCTTAGCAATTAGTGTAGTTGGTACTTTTCTACCTTCAAAGTGTGCAGGGTTGTAAAAAGTATCAGTACTAATAGATTGATCAATGTATGCAGCTAATACTGCAGCAGTTTTTAAATAACCTACGCAATCAGTTTGATCCCACATAAGCTGATATTTGTTTTTCAACTTATGATATTCCGGAACTACTTGTGTAAGTGAACCTGATTTAGATTCTTTAGTTTGTATTAAATGCATTGGCATTGCAATGCCGTTAGTTGAGTTAATCACTACACTAGAACTTTCAACTGGAGCAATAGCACCTACTGTAGCATTACGTACACCGTACTCTTTCATATCAGCACGCAATGGTTCCCAATCAAGTTCTGGAGTAAAGTCAGTTAATTCATTAACTCCGTCTGCACGTAATTCCCACGGAAAAATACCCTGTCCGTACCGTGTTTTAGCACTGTCTCTACATGCACCACGTTCTTTAGCTAATTCAACTGACATTTCTGTTAGGAAGAATGTTTGATGTTCTATCCAACTTTTAACTTCAGTTAATGCATCTGCATCGCCGTATTTAAAGTTGCGTTTTGCATGCCAGTATGCTAAGTTAGTAACACCGATACCTAATGGACGTATTTCTTGATTACTTTCACTACTGTGTACAGATAAGAAATCTTGGTAGTCTAGTATGTTGTTTAAACTACGATGTAAGATACGGCAAGCTCTACGCATATCTTCTGGGTTACGGAAAGCTCCCCAATTGATACTACCTAGTGTACATAATGCAATTCGGCCAGCTGGATCATCTAAACGCTTAAATGCTTTGGTCGGAAGTAAAATCTCTTGACATAAATTACTTTGATAAATTGTATGCCATAATGGATCAAACGGTCCTTGCTTAATTACGTTATCTATAAAGACTAAGTAGATGCGCCCGGTGTCAGTTCGTTCTTTTAGGAGTCCTCCTTTGAATACTTCTTCCGCAGACATGGTCTTCTTCCGAACTCCTGTATTTTTTTCATACTGTAGGTACAGTTTTTCAAAGAGAGCTGTATCAGTGTAAAACGCTTCGTATAAGTCTGGAACTTCATTAGGATCAAAAAATGTTATGTTTTCTTTGTTTTTAAATCTACGCCAAAAGAATGCACTTAATACTACACTGTAGTCTAAATGGCGTACCCGTGTTTCGTCTGTGCCTTGATTGTTCTTAAGTACAATTAAGTCATCAAACTGATAATGCCAAATTGGATATGTCACAGTAGCACTAGCATTTCTAATTCCACCTTGTGAACAGCAACGTAAGTCACCAAACCATTTCTTTAAAAATGGAATCATACCTGTGTGCATAATTTCACCACCGCGTATAGGACTTCCTAATGCGCGTACACGTCCAATTTCTAAACCTATGCCAGCGCGTTTGCTAGCATATTTTGCCATCATCTCGCCACTAGCAAATATAGAATCCAAATCGTCATCACTGCGTATGAGAACACAGCTGCTAAATTGTTTAGTTGGAGTTCCGAGCCCAGCAAGAACAGGAGTAGCAAGAGTAAATAAACCATCAGACGCCGCATTGTAATATTCCTTTATAAATTTCATTCTAGCTGCAGTTGGTTCTTCCCTATGGAACACAGTTGCAGCTGCAATTATATATCTAATCTGTGGTGTTTCGTAAATGTCTTTAGTAGAACGATTACGTACTAAGTATTTTTCAATTAACTGCTCAATAGCAGCAAATGAATAAGTTTCGTCTTTTGAATGATCAAGCATGTCATTCATTTTGGTCCATTCGTCTACAGTATACCATTCTAGTAATTCTGGAGTGTATAGACCAACTTCAATGTTCTTTTGAACAATTGTATATAGATGTGGCGGCTCGTATTGTCCGTATACATCTTTACGTAGCATAGACAACCGTTGTTTGCCTGCAACGTATTGGTAATTAGTATGACCTACATCTGGGTTAGCATCAACATCAATTAAGTTAACGATTGCCCGTAGTGTAATTTCGTCAATTTCGGATGTAGTAATATTATCGTAAAATTGTGGCTGACTTTTAATTTCAATCATAGACTGACTTACATCGGCAATTCCGCTACAAATCTTTGCAATTTGTGCCTGCCATTTATCAATCGTAAGCTCTACTTGAGTGCCATTTCTTTTTGTTACTGTTATTTTATTCATATAATTTCACTTCTGGTTAGGTTAGTATTTATTTGGCAGACTATTCTCTAAAAATAGAATTAGATTGAAAAGAAATACTATATAAAACAATGAGATATAAGGTGTAAAAAAGTAGACTTATCTCTTATCATTTAACGTAATTATACGTTCTTTTTCCTGATAAGTCTACAGTTATGGTTAGAATGATGCAACGTACGAATATGTTAGTTGACGTAATGTTGACGTTGCCGCCATATTACGTGCTGAAATAGTTATTGATTGATAATTTATACTTGCTAAAAAGTCTAGCAACAATGCATTATCATCGTTTCCTGAGACAGTAAAGTCGTCAGATATACTAATTTCAGAATTAACAAGATGTGTAGTATCAGCAGCAAATGATATAACTCCGGATCTAACATAAGAATCGCATTTATAAAAATATGTAATCTTGTATGATACAGGTATAGTACCAGTTCCTAAACTTGAAATATTAAATGGCAGTCTGCAAATATCATGCCATGCAACATTATCAACTAGTTCTGTAGTAAACGTGCTACTGCTATACTCGCCAAACCCTGCAACTTCTGGAACATATCGAGTAGTATTACTAGTAGTTGACCCGCGATTTGATTTTAAATTTGTGCATACATTTCCGAAATTTGCAAAATATACTTGCGGGTATCTAGCCTGTACGTCATCTTGATCGTTACCAACATGTGTCATAATGCAATTATTAACATAGTTTTTAGTACCCTTAGTTATAAGGATTGCATTTGCAGTAACGTTTATAAATTTAATATTAGTAATTTGATTTTCGTTAGCGAATCCAGTAGTAATGTTACCTAATACTAATCCGTATCCAATTGAATCAAAGTATCCATTGTTAAATTTTAAATTTGTTACACGTTGTCTTGCATCTACTGCAAAACACACATTGCTGATATTTATATTTTCAAATATAAGATTTTCTGAATCTTCTAATATTTTTATACCTTTGCTCTCAACACTTAAATTTGTAGAAGTGCGACTACCAAATAGTTTTAAGTTAGTAAATATACTATTAGTAGAATGTAAATTTAATAAAGTAGATGCAAGATTACTAGTTGTAGTTATGGTTAAATCTGATATTACGATATCATGGGTAACCTCATCTGCAGTAGTAATAAATGCAGTTCCGGGGGTAGTACTGCTAGGGTCAGGCACATAGTTAAAGATTGTTTTATCAATACCTGCACCAATAATGGTTGCATAACTTGGTACAATAATTGATCCGGAGATTTTATATATCCCAGGTGGAATTGAAAGAGTTACCCGCGCTTTAACGTTGTCACCACCGCTGCCAGTTGCAGGATTTGTAGTATTGTTAAACAACGTATTGATTGCAGTTTGGAATGAAGTAGTATCATCTGTAATACCGTTACCTTTAGTTCCAAAGTCTTTTGATGAAACATTTTCTGCTAATTTACCTTGTAATGATCCATCAGTTGCATCTGAATCGTATGTATATTGTAATGTTTGAATTAGACTTGTTGATAAATCGTGTTCGGTTAATACTTTAGTGTTTCCTACAGCCGGAGCACCGTCACTAACTGATCCGTTGCCAATAAACAGTTGTCTTTCATCAATTGCCCAGCCTAACTCGCCCGATGAAAGCTGCGGTAAACTATCTTTTGATCCTCGACGTACTTGAATTTTTGAAATTTGGAACACTGCCATTAATATATCCTCTTATGTTATATTTATGACTTTTCACCCATAAAAAAGCCCTAGTTTACTAGGGCTGTTTGTTATACTAATGCAAATGTAACTGTAACTGCATCAACAACTGTAGTTCCACTAATGTCAACTGCATTTGGGCCAACTGACGTTGTACCATCAGCTTTTAATCCAATTCTACGAATACGTGTTTGTAGTTCAGCAGCACTGTTAATTGCTTTATCCATAACTACATAAATGTAACCAGCTGATGCAGCAGGTGTAAACCATGCTAATGGACTAATTTCTTTAACAATGTATTCAACTGTACCATTAACTAATGCAACGTCTGCACCGCCATTGTCGCTATCTGTACTATCTTCTAATTGTAAGTTAATGTTAGCATTACTTGTATTCTTAACTTGAATAATGTATAAATTTGCATTTTGATTGTATAAGGTTCCAACTGTAGTTGATGAACCATTTACTCTTGTAACTGTTGCCATAATAATCTCCGTTTGTTGTATTTATCCGTTCATACTGTAATATGCATCCACCCGATCCCACCATTTATTAACATATTTGTTAAATTCACTACCTTCTAATATGAACTCTTGATATTGTGGTTCACCCCATACCCATGGTGAAAGTTCAGGTGGTTTAACACACATAAGCACAACGCCTTTTTGTATAGAAGTGTTGTGTATATGATTATGTGCAATGGCGTATGCAGCTAGTTGGAGATAATAGTCTTCTATGTATTCGCGTTTTTTAGGTTTGTTAGATTGTTTATAATCAATAATAGCAGGTTCGCCTAAATGTAAACCTACAGCGTCTGTAGTGCCAGCATATAACCCGGGATAATACAATGCAACTTCATTACCCCATACTTCGTTGACATGTTTTAATCCATGATCTATAATGTGTTGAGCCATCTTATGACTTTGCTGACTGTATGGATTAGATCCTGCTTCGTTTATATAACCTTGTTCAACAAAATCTTCCAAAAATTTATGCATACGAGTGCCACGACTAGCAGCTTCAGTTGTAATTTGTTGTGCTTTTTCATAGCCAACAGCTTTACGCCATGCTTGTAGTGCAGCTTTATCTTCTTCGGGTTTAGTTGCTGAAAGGATTGTTGTTACTGAGGGAACTTTTGAACCATCGGGGCAAGAATATAATCTCTTGCCCTCAACGGATTGTCTGTTTATTGGTGTATATTGGTATTTTTCTATTAGTAGTTTCATAACATAATTATAATACATTATGTTATAAATGTCAACTAATCTTTATGTTTTCTAGTACCAATTCTAGCTTTTTTAGACCATTTACTCTCAGTGTCAGTTTGCTGAGGGATCGGTTCTTGAATTGCAGTATCTGTTTTAATTGTTATGCCAAAGTCGTCATAACTAGCAACTAATTCTGGTAAAGTTGGAACTGCAAGCTGTGAATCTTCTTCCCATCTTGCTTCAAAGCTTTCTTTATCAATATGCCCACCACCTTGTGTATTGCATTCTTTACTAAGGACATCCCAACTTTGTTTAGATGCACACTCTTGATTATTTGCTGCAGATTGTAATAAATGCAGTGTACTAATCAACGGATCAATGGTTTCCATTATTTTTTTTTTGAGCTTAACATCATTCCTAATTTACGGCTATATTCGATACTTTCGCGTTTCATACGTCCTGCATCAGATGGAGGAATTCCGCCTGCTTCTGGGCCTGCTTCTGGGCCTGCTGTAGGAGCACCTGCACCTGGCATTCCTTCTGGACCACCAAGATCTAAGTTTTCGCTACCTGTAGGAGCTACGCCTACTTGCGCAGTTTCGCCTTCAACTGGAGCACCTAACATTTCAGGTTCGTCACCTGCTACAATAGCTAGTCCTTGGTTTAAGCCTTGACGTGATTGTTCTAATGCCGAGTAAATACCATCCATTGCAGGTCTAACTACTGCATCGTATTGTTGTGCAACTTCTGGACCTGCAACACGTTTAATGTCGTCTACTAGCTCTAAAAATTGTTCTGAACGCATAGCAGCAACATCTTCTAACCAACCAGTGATACGTTGAACAATGTCACGTGTTTGAATAATTACATCTGCACGTTTTTCTTCGTCTTCTAACAAAATCCAACTAGCTTGTGATTCGTTTAAATCATAACGTGTTTTTAATTCTGCAGACAATTCACGACGATCTGATTCGCCTAATGAAATTCTACGGATTGCACTGTTAATCCAGCTTTCTGGAACTGACAGTTTTTCAGCACGTTGACGTAATCTAGACTGTGCATAGCCTTCGTCGGTTTTTTGTTTTTTCTTTTTAGGTTGTTCTTCTTCAACATCTACATCGTCGCAGTTTTCACGTTCAAAAATTTCTTGATTAACTACGTCAAGAAACATGCGAGTTTTTTGATAGTCAGTATTTTCAACTACAGTGCTATAACTTTCGTTCATTTCAAATTGACTAATTTTAGTGCGTAATTTGTTACGTGCATCTTCAAGTTGTGCATCTGTAAAGTTTTCTAATTGTATTTTATAACCAAAGTTTTTAACTAAACTTTCGTTTAGTTTTGAACTAGTCATACGTTGATTTAAATCGTTAATTTGCATATTGGATTCCTAGGTTATTTCTTATTATGTATTTATATAAATGACTGACGAAATAATTTCAAAATCATTTGTTGATATTGATTTGAAAGAGCATTGCTTTCTTCTAATCGTGTTAGCATTATATGATATTTTTCGTCGTCTGTTACTAAACTTATATTATTTTTAAATACAATTGCATCATTAGCTACTGATGCATATTTACTATCGAGTAACTTGACTGAATGATATTTTTCGTAATGTCTATGATTGTATTCCTTAGCAGCGATCAATGCACAGCTTTTAAGATAATACTCATTAATTAAATCTTTTGACTCTATATTATACACGCCCCAGTATGTATTGTCAAGTTGTTTAACTAAGAATTTTTTATATAATAGTGAGCCGTCTGGTAACACAGAAATTGGTAATGTAGTCTGTAATTCGTGATCAAAGTATTCAGCAAACTTTTTAATTACTTTAGACTGTTGATTTTTCATTTATAACTACCGTTGGATTATTAAATCCAATTTTTTTTACTAAACTTTTACGAATCATAGTTTCAACTACACATTGATCATGGTCAGATAGTTGAGAAAATTTAATCGGATATTTTAATTTTCCTAATAACTGTTTTTCTTCATTAGTAATAAAAATTTTAAAATCAGATATAAGTTCGTTTATTTTCATCTTAAACCTGCAATTGTTAACATTGCAATTAGTTCTTCTGATTCATGTACTTGTGTATGTTTTTCTTTGCGAATACTTTTTCCTGCATGTTTTTCAAAATCATGATCAGTTACATCGTCAATAAAATCATCAGTTTTGTCACCACCATTAGGTCCGCCAATTGGATCGTTGTGTTTAGATTTCATTAAATCACGATCATTAAACTTTTCTGCTAGTTTAATTTCAGCACCAACTTGTGGGGGTTTAGGTGGTTGCTGTCCATTTGCAGGTTGTTGTGCAGTCTGTTGTCCGTTTGCAGGTTGTTGTCCATTTGCAGGTTGTTGTCCATTTGCAGGTTGTTGTGTACTTGTATCTTGTGCAAATGGTACAGGTTGTTGTGTAGTAGAGTCTTGTGCAATTGGTGCAGGCGGCTGAGTAGTTTGTCCAGTAGGAGCAACTCCCTCGGGTGCTTGTGCAGGTTGTGATGTAGGTTGACCAGGCAATGCTGTTGCAATAGTATATTTACTAGGGTCAGTTTGATCAGGTTGCAATTGATTAAGTGGCATTGTTATTTTAAGGTCTGGGTTATTAGGGTCAACTAACTCTGCACCTTTAGTTGGGTCAATGCTTGCAATTTTATAATTCTCTTTTAACGTAATTTCTTTAATCTTCATTCTGTTCTCCTAGGCTAAGTGCCGAGCTTTGTAATTTGTTTATATGGTTGCGTAATTTATCAATCTTACCATGTGCGCGTAGTAATTTAAATGCTAGATTCTCTACACTAAACTCGCCCACATCATCTAACCCTGATTTTCGTAATCGTTTAATGTTATCCATTGTATCTTTAGCTAACTTTAATTTAGATGATTTTAATGCTTGATTAATTTGCCCTACGTAATTACGAGCTTTATCGTTTACTTCTTGTTCGCTTACTCTAGGTGTTTGATGTTTTGGTTCTTTAATCCATTTGTCATTTACGATACTATAAATGCCTGCAGATTCATGATGTTGGTTAGTATCTTGTACATACAGCTCAACATCAATGTTTTTAATTTTTATATTGTATGTAAAGTTGTATTGATTCTTTTTAGCATCATATAATTCAACTAGTTCTGGTTTATCGCTAGGGATATCTACTACAAGGTGCAAGTCTATATCTGAAAACTCAGAATATCCATAACTTGCATTACTTCCGCTAATAGTAATATCTTTTAAATGTATTGACTGTACATTTAAAAATTCTGTAAAATTCCTAGCGATAAGCAGTAACTGGTAACGTATCTCAGTTTTTAATTGATCATTTGCCCAAAGTAATGGATTCAGTGTTTCTTGAAATGGTATTGATTGGACAGATAATTCGTTAAATCGCATATTAAAATTTTATTAAGATAGTTACTACGGTTGATAACAAACCAGCTATAATCGTTGCAGTTGCACCGATTACAACCTTACTCATGCTAGCTTGACTTTCTTGAATCTTTTCAGCAAGTGATTCTACTTTTGATTCAATTGTTGTTAAACGGGTTTCTAAATTTTGATAACGTAGTGCGCATAGTTCTACATGGCTTTCTAAGTTATTTTTTTCTATATCTGTAGGTTTTAATGACATCTCATCGCTCCAATGGTCGTTCGTTGAGTTACTACTTGTAACAGTTATATTTATTGCTTTTTATAGAAAACGATATTCTTATTCTTACCTTCAGTTATAAAAACTGCGTAATTTTGTTCAAGTAACTCGTCTAATCCTTGTATGTACGGTACTAATACAAAATCATCTTTAAGATATCTAACTGGGTCTCCGTTGTCTTCAAAAACAAATTCACGTTCGGTAAAAAAGTCAAATCTCCAAAGGCGCACAACTTGGTCAGTGTCAAACCCAACTAGACTACCTTTAACTTCGGTAACAATAGGGTTGTTAGTATAGTAGACATTTGACCTAATTCCAATAGTTTGTAGAATGGTATTAAAATTCTGTTCTTTCCATCGTGCAGATTCCTTTCCAGGTTCTACTCGGTATTGTCCAGTGTGTGTTATATCAACATAAGTATAAAGTTTATAGTGCATAGTGTATTTAACAGTCATAAAAAAAGGGCTCACAAAATGTGAACCCTTTAGTTAGTTAGTTAAACTTAGATTATGCCCAAGCTAATGAAGCACCAGTAAATGCTGCTGATGTAACTACAACAGTTGCACTTGCATTCAAGTTAGCTGCGATTGCAGCTTCTGTGTCGCCCCATCCGCCAGCTACGTTAGAGTTAGTATCGCTGTCGTTAGCTGTATCATCAGAAACAACTGCAATAAAATCAGTAGCTGATGGTGTAAATACACCCCATACTTCAACAGTAGTTTGTAATGCACGGATTGCATTTGAATACAAGCTCAAAGAAGCCATATAGTTAGTAGCTGCAGTTGTAGTTGCATCAGTAGTGTCGATTGCAGTTAAACCGTCTTTTTTAGTTAAATCGTTGTTACCACCAGTAACGTTTACTTTGATGAAACGTAAGTTACGTGTACCAAAGTTTGTATAGTTAGTACCTTGAGCACCATATGTGTGTTGTGGAACAACACGACCATAGTTAGCTGCAACGTTAATACCTTGTGGATTTGTATATGTAAATAATGATGGCATGATATTTCTCCTCTATTACCATAAACTTACTACTCTGTAAGTGTTATAATTATTTAGCTTCAAAACTAAAAATTATAGGTTTATCGTTTATTTTCTGATATTCGTTTAATGCTACGTTTGAATTTATTGCAGTCATTCGATTTAATACTATTAATAAATCTACGCTCTAATTCGGCTGCAGTTTCTATATCGTATTGTTCTCTAATTAATTCTAATAAATTAATTGCACTTTCAATTATGTTAGATCCGCGACTTTCAATTACTAATGCTGGATCTCTGTTAAGGTTAATATCACTTAGTTCTTGTAAAATAGAACGAGTACTTTTTCTCATAGTTATTCCACAGCTTGTTGTTTAAATAAATTAGGGTGCATTTTACCCCATTTACGCATGATAACAGCAGCTTGCGCATTTGCTTCGTTTTCATGATCGCTCCCATCGTTGCCACTGTCTGGAGTTAACTCATTGTTTAAGTCTTGTCTATAATGCACAAGCTCATGTGCTAACGTTCTACATACATCCATAATATGTCTATTAGATAAGGTAACAGTTATATGTTTATCACCGTATCCGCCAAATGATCTAAATTCTACACTACGATCGTTACCGTCTTGCATTTCGATATTTGGTAATTCTTGTAAACCTAATTCAGAAGATGCAAATTTAATAAATTTACTAATTATATTAGTAGCGTTATTGCGAGATAACCCTTCTGTTAATATTTCATGTACTTTCATAATAATACTTATCTTCTACATGATTAACGCTAATATAAATGCATCTTCACTACTAATAGCATCAATATTTAGTCTAGCATTTTCTTGTTCAAACAACTCTAACCCTTGATTTGCAGTGTCATACCGTACTGCAGCAACTGTTGGTTGACCACTGCTTGTACTACTAGTTCCGTTGTTTAAATATGTTGAAAGTTTTATCATTGTTATTCCTTTACTATATTTATTTAAATAGGAGTATCCGGAAATGTAACATTAAACGGAAAACCTTCTTGTGTAGTAATATCACGTAACGATTGTCTGTATGTAGACCAAGATGTTTTAACTGCTTTAGTAAACGGTGCATCAGTTACTTGTGTCCAGTCAGACTCTTTTAATAATTGATCGCGTTTTTCTCTAACATTTGCAGATTCAACTGCAATATCAGCTGCAAGATCTTCTTCAGTCTTATCAGCAACTTCAACAGTAAAGACTTGATTATCTTCAATAACTGGCTCACAACTAACTAATTTTTCAGTACTTTTATTATGAGGTCTCCATACAGTTACACCAAGAGCAGAATTTTCTTTCATAAATTCATCGTTTGGGCCAGTTGGCGGAAATGTAGTGTTTGAGAACACCTCCTTATAATGGCCAATTTTTACTATTTTATTGTTTTTAATTAATGCTATTTCCATGATTATTCCTTATGATACAGGCAATTGATATGTTGGGGGAGTAAAGTTAGCAGTGTATCTTGCAGTACCTTTAGTAACACGAAAGTTATCAATATATCCATTAATATAATCACCATTTGAAGTCTGTCTAACACCAATTGTCCACGGTTGTCCTGCAGAGTCAATAGATGTTGATGATGTAAAAGTTGATTCTTGTACACCGTTAACAAACATTCTAAATGTAGATCCGGATCTACTTACAGCTACATGATACCATACATTATTTACTATGTTAGTTGTACTTGCAACAACTGACCCTGAACCTGGGTTTATATTATATGAATAGAAATTAAATCCAGAGCCACCGCCGGCAGCTTGTACAAATAAATCAATGCTGCCAGCTGCCCATCCAATTACACTTGAAGTTGAAAATAATGACGGATAATTTGGAAATCCGGCTACTCTACTAGTTTGATTAAACCACAGCTCAATTGTAAAATCAGAAGTTCCAAAATATAAACTAGAATTGGTCGGTATTGTTAAGTAATCTCCTACTCCGTCTAAATAAATGCTTCCGGTTCCTGCTATTTTTTTACTAGTATTAACTTGTGTATTACCGGAAAGTGTTACTGTTCTAGCATACGTGCTTATATCGGTAATTGATGTACTTCCGTTTGATCCGTCTCCGGTTAATGCTAATAATACGCTACTCCATAACGGATCAACAGTTGGTGGAACAACAGATGACGCCGTAGGCAACGCTGCAGTTGGAGGCGTAAAGTTAGCAGTGTATCGTGCTAATCCTTTAGTAATACGGCAATCATCAACAAATCCATTAAATGACCCGTTATTACTCCATCCAAAATATGAAGGACCTTGTTGATCGTCAATTGCTCCAGAGATTGTAAAGCACGGATATCCAACTCCGTTACAATATAATGTAATTTGTGTTCCATATCGTACTACTGCCAAGTGTATCCATGAACCTGCAGAATATGTGCCGTACCCGCTGGTACTAAGCCAATTAGATCCGCCACTGTTACGAACTAATACATAAAAATTAGAACTACCATTTTGAGTTTCTAATCTTAGCGAACCGTAGGTAGTACCAGAGTTAATGTTAACCGAAAACACTCCTTGGAATGCAGCAATTGCATTAAAATATGCCCAACATTCTACTGTAAAATCACCTGATCTAAAATTAAAATCTGGAGAATAAGCTGCTTTAAGATATGACCCACTAGGGACTGAGACGCCTGGTGTACATACCATGCTTCCAGTTCCAAATTTCTTAGTTGCAGTTGACACAGTTGCATTATTTACAGTAATAGATTTTGGTACCAAACTTAAATCTGAAAATGATGTACTGCCATTAGTCCCGTCACAATTAAACATCAATACAACGTTATCAAAATACGGGTCTAACCCGCTAGTACTTGAACTAGTTGATACTGAATTTATAATTTTACGAACAATCATTATTTTATATCCTTACCAACTAATAATCCTGTCCACGTAGCTCCAGCATCGTATGTATAAAACACAAAACTGTCACGGCCTGCAGATGTTAATCCACTCGGAGCTGTGCCGCTCACCCATTTAACAGTAGAAGTGCCACCAGCAGCCACTGACAATGTCCATGTAATAGTTGCTAATCCAGCATTAGTTAAATCCAACACAAATGAACCAACCGTACCAGTAGTTGGAATGTTGCTTACCGTAAATGAAACAGTAGTAGCAGTTAATGTCTTGGTAAAGTATGAACCTAACGACAAATCTATGTCTAATGCAGCCATTGCTACTTTAGTTTCATAAGAACCTAATGCAGTAATAGTCTTATTAGTTAATGTTTGAGTATCGGTTGTGCCAACAATTGTTCCAGCAGGGTAACCTGCTATAGTATCAGTAGTTTGTAATTCTTGTATTGTA